GGTGGAGGACTGGTGTGATGACAACCTTGATAACGTTGCGGAGTTATATGAGAAGCATGGTCATTCATACATGTCATATAAGGAGGCGGAACTGACGTTATTTTTTGCGAAAACGATATATGGTCGCGAGAATATGCGGGAAGTGTTGGATCAATTTGTGGTGTGTCAGTGCTAAAGTATTGTTGACCAAGATGATGTGATAGCCACTTAGTAAATTATAATTTAAAGAAATAGTATGCCATTAAGTTAATGAATGATTGTAATGTATGTTGTGAAAAATTAAACAAAATAAATCATAAAAAAGTTGAATGTCCTTTTTGTGATTTAGTGTGTTGTCGCACATGTTCTCAAAAGTATATTCTTTCAACATTCGAAGATCCTCATTGTATGGGATGTAAAACTTTGTGGAATCGTGAATTTGTAGATTCATTTTGTACGAAGTATTTTCGGAATACCGAATTAAGAAAACATCGTGAACATATTCTTTTTGAAAGAGAAAAAGCTTTGATGCCCCAAAGTCAAAAAGAAGTTGAACGAATCCTCAATATACGAAAACTTAGACGAGAAGCTCGACGATTACGTGTATTATTAATTGATATATATCAAAGATATCGTATATCTTTTCCGATCACTACTCAAAATTTTGAAGAATTTCCAGATTTGGTCACATTACATAGAGATCTTGAAAATGTATATTTAGAACTTGAAAGAGTTAGAAATACAGGAGAAATTGTTGATATTGGTCCCACAAAGTTCGTACGTAAATGTCCATGTGAAGAATGTAAGGGTTTTTTGAATGAAGAATATTTTTGTGGTCTATGTAGTACAACATTTTGTAAACACTGTAATGACAAACTTTTAGATGACCATGTGTGTGATCCACAAGTTGTAAAGACTATGAAGTTATTGAATAAAGACAGTAAATCATGTCCAAAATGTGGAACTGTGATACATAAGACAAGTGGGTGTTCCCAGATGTGGTGTATAAACTGTCACACCGCATTTGATTGGCGTTCAGGTGAAATTGCGACCGGTCGAATTCATAACCCACATTTTATAGAGTTCAAAAGAAAGGGGGGGGTATCAAGGGAACATGGTGATATTCCATGTGGTGGTATACCCATGTACCGAGAATTGAGGGAAGCCGGTGCATCTACCGATTTAGTACAATTAGCATCATATGTGTATTACGCAGATCGAGAATTTATTTATTTGGACTTGGAGCCTATAAATAACTTACATGTCCGGGTAGCTTACATGTTAAATGAAATAAACGAAAATGACTTTAAATCATATTTACAAAGACATGAAAAGTACAAAGATAAAATGCGAGATTTATCACATATTTTCGAAATGTTAGTTCATTCCGGTGGAGATCTTCTCAGACAGTTTATCGTCGAACCACATCGTGAAATAGAGATAATTGGTATGATAAAAGAATTATTCATATATGGTAATAGTGTTTCTGAAAATATAAGAAACAGATATAATTGTGTTACACCAAAAAATTTTTATGTGTAAAGAATAGGATGAACAGTATACTTATCGTAGTTATATTGGTTACACTTTTTACCTACTTATTACCTAAATACCCAGACCCAACGGTTATTAAAAATTTAATGAATGAATCGGAACGGCGTTATATCATACAAGAAGCTTCCAATAAACTCGAAACGTCTATGATTTCACGAGACAAACTTATAAATGAGAGTATTCGTAAAAGTGAAACCGCGTGGCTTAATAAAGAAGATCCAGTTGTTAAAAGTATCATACATAGATGTTTAAAATATACAGATAGACCATTTGATAATTGTGAAAAACTTCAAGTTGTTCGATACAAACCGGGTGGTCATTATAAACCTCACCAAGACGCGTTTAAAGATGATAAAAATATGAGACTTTATACATTCATATTAGCACTTAATGATGGATATAGTGGTGGTGAAACTGTATTTCCCACCCTAAACAAATCATATAAACTCAAGGCTGGTGATGCATTATTTTTCGATACATTGAATAATTACGACTTCATGACTTCCAAAGCTTTACATGGAGGAAATCCTGTAAAGGGTGGTGATAAGTGGATATGTAATTTGTGGATTAGGGTGTATCCTCATATATAAATTCTTTTTTCTTCCCACCATCGTAAATATTTACAAGACCCGATTCAATCATTTTATCATTTACGGATTTAGTATCATTTCTTTTTCTATACACGGTAACAAGGGTTCGACCATATTTATCATTCTTTCTACATTCGATCCATACCCACCCCTTGACCTTAGTCTTACATATGAGTGGATTCCACCATTGATGTGACTTAGAATGAAGGAAACCAACTTCATTTTTAAATAATTCACGTGCAGCCACAGCTTTCTGTATATGATTTTCGCGACCAGCAATGGAAAGATATGGTTTCATTTCCGGGGAGTCATATCCAAGTGTTCGAAATGTAAATTTTAACACTTTACCATGAAGAATTATACAAGCCTTGAAAGTGTCTCCATCATATACACTGGTTATTCTAGCATAACCATGGTATTTATTAAGGCTGAATACAGGTACAGAATCATCTATTTTTGATAATATTCTTTTAGTTATACAATAAAGCATAGTTATATAAATTTGATTTTATTTCTTTAAACAATGATATGATATTCGTATGTACGTTTCACATTCTTCTTCTTTGATTTTGTTTTCATTTTCAGTCTGCGACGATGATGACGTTTTTGTTTTTTTACAACTTCTTCGGTGATTTTTAACACCAAGTATACACGTGGTCGAATTTTGAATGGAAAATGTATTTTCAATCGACGCTTATATATCATATATGTGTTTATATATCAAAACTTTAATATCTTAATTATTGTATATGGAACTTCCAACGTATACATATGATCTAATGACACTAGAAGAACAGGATATTGTGACAAAAGATTTTACACACCCAGTTGTGATACGTGGGTTTTATAAACCTAAGGCAATAAAACTGGGTTTTGAAGGGTTTACAGAGTTGTTCGGTAACAGTGAACTACCAATAGAAATTTACGATAAACATGTTACGTCTACGACAGGAGCAGATTCTGGTGATATGACTGTTCCTAAGTTAATTAAACATTGGAAAAAAAATATATCACCTTCTATATATTGTGCAGAAGTTGACCTTCTAGACCGTGATATACTAAGAAATAATAAAAATAGATACCTTTTACATAAAACGTTACAAAATCCTAATTTGGATTCAAGAAAAGTAATGTCATTACTATTATATTTGGGAAATAATCATGCGAGTGGTTTACATTTACATGTTAATTCTGATTTTATATTGAATCAATTGTACGGAAGTAAAACTGTATACATATTCGATAATTATGAAAATAGTAATATTCATAAGAATAGTTTTTTCCAAATGGATAAATCTAATTTTGCTAAAGAGGACTTTTTTAAGATGGACCATAGCAAAATGAAAATATATAAGGTAACACTTCAACAAGGTGATAGTCTATTGATTCCACCTTGGTGTTGGCACGCCACACAGGGACATGGTATTAATACATCGATCACACAAACTTTCGATCGAAAAAGTATTTCATATCTTATAAAAAATCCCAATCTTGTATTAGATTATTTTATAGAAGATTATACGACTATCTTTCCATATTTATTTATGATCGTTTTGTATATATATATGATACGTAGAGCGCGGCGTTAAACTTCACCACGTTCAATGAGTTTCTTACGGTTTTCCATATGAAGTCCTTCGACTAGGGATTTGTTTTGTGCACCATAGGGAACAGCATACGCCTGGTCAACCAACCATTTATTGACATTGGTCCATACTCCATCTTCAGAAACCCAAACCTCCCCAAGTACACGACCAAATTTACCCCTAGAATCTGCTTCAGGGCATCTGAGTTCGATTTCAATATCATCCTTCTCAGACGCAACAGCCTTTAGACACCATTCCTTGAGCTTCTTCTTCGAGAGGAGGCCAAAGACCTTTTCCTCCTTATCCGAAGTACGAGACTCTGGGGTGTCAATACCTAGAAGGCGAACACGCTGCTTGGTACATACATCGAAGCCGAGATCAATATTCACGTCAATAGTATCACCATCGACTATCTTCGCGAGTGAGGAAACACGGTAAATAAATGTACAGGGTTCAACACTGTAGGAGGACATCTTATAACAATATATATACTTAAAACTTTAATACATCCATACATTATGAAATGTCTAGCAACATTTTCCGAAAATAGTCTTTACAAGATAAAATTGGTAAAGACTCGTAGAAATGTTCTCGAAGCTATGTATCAACGACCAAGTATCACGGAGGTACGCCCAATTAAAGAAAATTTGAGACTTCGTTTACGTTTCACAGAAGCGATAAAAGAAGCACAAGAGATGTGTGAAATTGATAAGGACTCGTCAGAGTGTCACTGGGCTTGGTATGAGGTTGATGAATTGGAGGATTCTATACTACGTCTATATCCCGATAGATGGTGATATTTGGTGGGTCGTCGTCGTACCCATAATACTGAATTGATATTCCAAATAGATCTATCATTTCGGGATTAACCTCCTCATTTATATATCTTTTCCAGTTTTGTAGAGTTGTCTGGAAATATTCAACACCATCCTCCGAAAATGCACATATACGGAAGAATGGTCTACTACGCAGCTTTCTCATGTATTCGTGAACAGCTTCGGGTAGGGGTGATGCCCTCTTGTAGACTGATTTTAGAACGTCAACAATGTAATATCCGTGTGAATCACAAATTATGTTGACTTGCATTTCGGGAAATCCTTTGATATACGCTTCAAAATCTGCATTACTGGGGAGGGTTGTATATATTGATGTATTTTCGTATATACACGCATCATTACACCCAATACCTGGATGTGTATGATATGATATTTTAGAATACCACACCTGTTCAATTTCACGAGTATTGACTCTGTTTCGTTTTTTTGATGTAACCCGTGTTGGTGTACTAAATTTGAAATTATCATATTCGATACCACCTGCGTACTCCCACTGCCTGACAGAAGATACTTTACTTATCTCTTTCAAATTGTGGACTACTTCATGAGACAATTTCATTCGTTGTCTTCTTAATATCATATTTGGGCGCACGACTCCTAATTTCATGTGCACCTATACTACTCTAAGAACTTATTTCGTCCTGTTTTTAACTACCACTCGACCAGTTGTTTCTGGTGCAAAATTGAGAAAAAAAGCCCGGATTGCCGTACTATTTTTTTTGGCGAAGTTTGCAATCTGATTAATTTTCATACGACCATCTAATAAATACGGAATCATATCCATGAACGTTACATAAAATGTCGTACATACACCACGAGTGTCACCCGATTGAAGGTCCCTGCCACCGTAATATCTTATTTTTCGACCAGGTATTTTAAACATTTTTTGTATAACGGGAACAATCTTTTTACGCATTATTTTACCCCAAATTGATGTTTTAGAATTCTCCCCATGTGGGTCACAAACCCAAATTCTCCTATTCTTGGGGTCTCGTGGATCAACTAGAACACTCACTGCGTGCCCCGAATCACCATCTCGTATTCCAACCATGAAAAAGTGAACTTGTTTTGTTACATTGAATTTATTAGATAAATTATAAACATTCCCACTACGTTTAATAATAGTATCCACACTTTTGGTGATACCATATTGATCCGTTTCTATATTATAGTCAAAAAAAGCAGATACGTATCCCAACTCGTCAAACGCTTTTTGTGCCTTTTTCAGGTATCGAGGCATACCCACAAATACACAATCCAGACCCATGATCTGACTTGTGTTCCCGAAACGGTTCGGTAAATTTACTTCACGTACACTAGCTTTCGCAGTTTTTCCATTGGTAATAGCATTGGATTTGCGCTTTTTTGTCTGTATAGGTGGTGCGTTATTCATGATTACATTCCCACTATTATTACGGGTTACCAGGTTGAGTTTTACAAACTCATTCGCAAGGTTATTCACATTTCCTGCTTGAATATTCCGCATTAATTGTCTAACCTGTCTTCTCCGCCCCGCCTTCCACGCTTTTTGGATTTTCTTAGCAGCTTCAGTCCTAACATTCCTAGGTAATGAAGAGAGGTTAGTTATTTTAGCTACAATTTGTTCCAACTCTTGCTCTTGTCTAGTTATATTTCTAAAAAATTTCTCACTCGACATCTTAACATATATAGAGAAAATAATACACTTTTTGTATATGATAAACAAAACAGACATAGAGGAAATGGTGAAGGAGGTATATTCTGAACTGGGTCCGGGTTACAGTGAAAGAGTATACCACAATGCGGTAGAAGTTATCTTAAGGGAGAGGCATATCCATTATGAATCTGAGCGTCACATTCTGGTAAAATTTAGGGGTCATGTTGTGGGGCAGTTAAGGGCTGACATTATTATTAACAATTCTATCGTTTTAGAATTAAAAGCCATCAAGACTCTGACGGACGGGATGGAGTTACAGGCTCAAAAATATCTTGACTTGACAGGACTGACGACGGCGTATCTGGTAAATTTTCCTCTCCATTCGGACCGGGAAGTGGAGGTTCGGGAGATTGTAACAAAACCATTAGAGGGAGAACTTTCCAAAGCGTTTGATAAAATTC